GAGGAGGACTTAATAGGCAAAGTTCGTGAGCGGCTAGAGAATGACCCGGAACTAGAGGTTAGCTTCAAGGACTTGAAGGAGTTGAGCATAGCCAAGAGTAATGCTTATAGGGAAACAATGACGGCTAGGGGTGAGGCTACCTCTATATCGGAAGAGCGGCAAATTGTAACACAACAAGATTACGAAGATACTTTGAAAGCTGCACAAGAGCGATTAAAGAAACTAAAAGACGATAGTATAGATATAGATGTCCAAGATAGGTAAAGAATACGATGACTTGTTTGACAATGTAAAGGGCAACCTAGGTGAGCACTTTGCGAACTATATGTTTATAGTTATGGATGACAAAGGTAATTTGTTTTATGACTATAGTAATCATAGGGTAGGTAGGATGTTAATACACGAGACTCATGAGGATATGACAATGAATGCTTTTGGGGATTTAGATATACTATGGCAAGATGAGGAAGAGGGAGATGAAATAGATGGAACTGAAGTTTAGCAAACATCCATTTTTGGAATCACCTAGTGATGAGGAGATAGTTCTTCTTGGTAAGAATGACCCATCGTTGTTAAAGGTATTATACGAAAATCACGAGGGTAGAATCAAGGCTTCTGAGGAAGACCCTGTTAGGTATGGTTTTGATTTAAATGGTTGGGAGCGAATGAGAACAAGTCTCAATAGCTACAATGAGTGTTTGGTACTTGGTGGAAATCGTAGTGGTAAGACTACTGGGTGTGCAAAGATGGTAATGCAATCCGTCATGGACAATAACAATGGTCATATAGTATGCTTTTCTCAGAACGCTGATACTAGTGTAAAAATTCAACAAGCTGCAATTTGGGAAATGATGCCCAAGGAGTTTAAGAGAAAGACAAAGAGCATAGATGGGTATATTAATTTTTCTATGCAAAATGGGTTTACTGGTAGTAGCTTTATTTTCCCTGATACTAAGACTAGGGTAGATTTCAAGACATATACTCAATATAGTAATAACCAAACTATTTTGGAGGGTTTTGAATTTGGGTTCAAGGATTACGATGGTATAAACCTAGGTGCATGGTTGGATGAGTATCTTGGAGATGCTTCATTGGTAAACACTCTTAGGTTTAGATTAGCTACTAGAAATGCTAAGATGGTTATAGGATTTACACCTATTGATGGTTATACACCATTTATTAGTGATTATTTAAAGGGTTCAGAAACTAAACAAACCAGAGGTGCTGAACTCCTTGGCAATAGGGAAGTACCTATAGAACAATATAGCCCTGATAGAGATGCCGGAATTGTGTACTTACATTCTGACGAAAACCCATTTGGTGGTTATGATAGAATAGCAAAGGATTTGCGAGGCCGCCCGGAGGACGAAATACTAGTTCGTGCTTATGGTGTCCCTGTAAAATCAATGACATCATTACTACCATTATTTAACACCGAAGTAAATGTACTATCTGAAAAAGAAAACCGATATAAAATGCGATTTCCAAATATTTCTGACAAAAGGAAATACAGCTGTTATCAAGTGGTTGACCCCGCAGGAGCAAGAAACTATGTATCAATTTGGGCTGCAGTTAATGATGAAGGTGAGGTCTATATCAGAAAAGAATTTCCTGACCGTAGTACATATGGCGAATGGGCTGTCTTTGGAGAACCAAAGTGGCGATTTGGGCCAGCCTCCAAAAAAATAGGTTATAATGTAGAAGGCTATGTAGAGCTCTTCAAGGAAATAGAGCAAGACTTGGGGATAGAGGTTATTGAGCGTATAGGTGACTCTAGATATTTTGCGAGAGAAAACGAAAACAATGATGACTTGTTTACATCATTCTACGACCATGGTATGCACTTTGTTCCTAGTGATGGTAGGCAAGAAGAGGTGGGTATAAGTGCACTAGACGAATGGTTTAGTTACAACCCAAATGTAGATATAGATGAGGCCAATAGGCCACTATGTTATATACATGAAGATTGTGGAAATCTCATAGATAGTTTAATTAACTATAGTTCTAATGGAAAAAACGATGAACCGCTAAAGGATTTCTTCGATGTAATTAGATATTTACGAATGTCTAATTCCGGGGAAGGCCCAGACCATTTAAATGGTCGCAATCTATTAACAACTAACAATACAAAGGGAGGCTACTAATGCCAAAGAAGAAACTTAAAAATATTACAACAGAATACGGCATACCTTTCGAGGAAGGCCTTGAACTTGTTTTCAACAATTTAGAAGAAGACATGGTAACTGGGAAGGGTGGAAACACTTGGATTAATGAAGATGGCCAAAGGGTGCTCGAAGAGCTTATACCAATGCCTGTTATTTATAGGGGTAAGGTGGTTTCATTACCTCCGAATCCAGCATTCTTAACTGTGTACATCAAGGAAATCACTCAAAAAATACAAGCTAGAATACCTATGCGAGAAAAGCAATCCAAGTTTGCACATAAGATAGTTTATGTTGAATCCCACACAGAAGGCAACAAAGTTAAGTACAAATGGATTCCTACACCTAAAAGAGGTTGATAGATATGATATTATAACTAAATATATATGGATAACGAAAAAACCTCAAAAGCTCTTACTTATGTTAGCAAAGAGCCAAGTGTTACAACTCTAAGAACTGCGTTCGACCAAACTACAACTGAATTAGAGAGTTACTTTGATTTATGTAGAAATAGTTACGATGACAGACGAAATTGGTGGGCGGGTAAAACTCGTGACCACAGGAAGCATGGAGCTAATGCTTTCCCATGGGAAGGAGCTGCCGATATGGAGGCTCATACTATTGATGAGCGTATAACAAGATTAGTTTCTTTGTTTATGTCATCATTAAATAGAGCTAATGTAAAAGCATTCCCAGTTGAGGTTAATGATTTGCCTAGGGCAACAATGGTTTCTGATTTCTTAAAATGGATGTCAACATCAGGTTATATTCCTAGATTCAAGAAAGAGATGGAACTAGGTGCTAACTATTTATTAGAAAGAGGTATTTTAGTTACATATGTTGGTTGGCAAAGAGAAGATAGAAGTTATCTACAAAAACTCAACCTAGAGCAAATAGCTCAAATGTCACAAGAGGTGGCAGAGGCTATTGTTAATGGTGATAACGATGATGAGTTAGCTGTACTCTTGGAATCTACATTTCCGGGAGTTATTAACAAAAGAGCTAAGAAAGCAATCAAGGCATTACGAAAAGGAGGCGAAGCAGAATTACCTATAGTTCGTAGGCAAGTAGATGCCCCTGATGTTAAGACACTAGCACCAGATGGTGATTTCTTGTTTCCTAGTTATGTTACTGACCCACAAAGAGCACCATATTGTTTTTGGCGAACATTCTATACACCACAAGAGTTACAAAACAAAGTAGTAACCGATGGTTGGGATGAGGACTTTGTTGATTATGTTATTGAGCACTATCGTGGTGTTAATGTAGATTCAATTGAAAGAGATGCTACAAATAGAAGAAGTCACTTTGATTACGATGTTACGAACACAGCCGATGAGTTGGTTGAAATAGTCTATGGATACCAAAGATTAATCGATAGAGCCGATGGTGCAGAAGGTATCTATTGTACAGTATTCCATAGAGAATTTGATGGCAATGAGATTGCCCAAGGGTATGCTAAGTTTGAGTTACTTAATGGATACGAAGATTATCCTGTAGTAGTTACAAAGTTATCTGAAGATAGTAAGCGTTTGTATGATACACAAACAATACCTGATGTTCTTAGAGGTATACAAAACCAAGTAAAAGTAGAGCGTGATTCTAGAATAGATAGAAACTCACTAGCTACATTGCCTCCTATCATGCACCCAGTTGGACAAGCACCAACAGATTGGGGGCCGGGAAGAATGATACCTTATCGTAGAAAAGGAGACCTAGACTTTGCTCCAACTCCACCAAGCCCTGTGGGTTCTATTGAAATGGAGAAAACTATGGAGGCTCAAGCCGATAGATTATGTGGCCTTGATGAAACTAGTAGAATATCTCAAATAAGGAAACAATTCTTAACTGATAAGTTTTTAACTCATTGTGCTGATGTCATGAAAATGTGCTACAAGTGCTTTCAGAGATTTGGCCCAGATGAAGTATTCTTTAGGGTAACAGGTTCTCCTGATGCTGGTGTATTCACTAAGGGCAACCCAGATGAAAATTTTGATGTTGTAATAAATTACGATGTACTAAATACTGACCCAGAGGTTCAAGAGAAGAAGTTACAACAAATGGTAGCATTAACTCAATTGGATAGAAGTGGCCGTATTAACATCAATTCATTACTTGATTTAGCTGCGTTTAGTATAGACCCTGTTTTAGCTGATAGTGTACTACAACCACAACAAGTAGCTCAAGAGCAAATAGTACAACAAGTAACCGATGACTTAGCAAAAATATTTGCGGGTATCGAAATGCCAGCTAGACCTAATGGTGCACAAATTGCAATACAAACTATACAACAGTATGCTTCTCAGCCTGATGTTTCTGAGCGTTTACAAACCGATGAATCCTTCGCAGGAAGACTTGAAAAGTATATGGGACAATACACATTCCAAATGCAACAAGCACAAAATGCTCAAATCGGAAAGATTGGAACAGCACCAGCACAAATGGGTGGAGTTCAAACACAATCTATGGAGCAAGGAAGTTACTAGTATGAGATTCAAGGATGTCCTTAATTCATTATTAGGAAATAATCCAAAATCAAAGGTAGACCAAAATCTACCTATGATTGGTTCAGAACCTAGTTACCCAGTACAAAGTCTTTCCCCGGAAATGGAAGATTATATGCTAGGTATGCAAGAGAAAATTAGTAACATCCCGGAAGATGGTGACAAAAGAATGTTTGAAGTAAATACAAGCATTGCACTAGAACCTAAAGAATATTTAGATGTCGTAAAGCCACTAGAAGGTTTTCATGGCAAAGCAACAAGGCTTAAGAAATACAACCCTAGAACAGACAAGTATGAGTTTGAAAAATACTTGACACTTGGTCATGGTGATTATGGTGCACACATTAAAGAGGGTGATACTATTACCGAAAAAGAGGCAGAACCAAAATTGCTTGAAAACATAGCTAAAAGGCTTCCTGTTATTGAAAAGAATATTCAAGGGTTTGATAGTATGCCTAAATACCTAAGAGATAACATTGTTGGTTCTTGGTTTAGGGGTGGACTAAGTGGTAGCCCAAAAACAATAGGCCTTATAAATGAAGGTAAGTTTGAGGAGGCATCTGAAGAGTTTTTATTAAATGATGAGTACTTTGATGTAGTCGAGGAAGTCAAAAGAGCTAAGAAATTAGGGATTAAGACTGAAAAAGGCGGCGTTAAAACAAGAATGGAAAGTATGGCAAATGCATTAAAGGATTATGCCAAACAATTAAAAAACACACCATCACTTAAATAATATGTCAAACTTACAAAAAGACCTAGAAACCCTAGGCAAACACGAGCATTTTGCTCGTTTTCTTTCTACTATAGAACACTTGAGGGAAGAAACCATCGAGGAGTTACATAATTCAACAGTAGAAAACATACAGCAAATATCAGGTAGAATTATTACCTACGACCAAATTTTACAAATGTGTAATTGGCGAGAATTGCAACACAGATTTTCTGAACGATTAAAATAAATTTTAACTATTGCTATATAGTTTATAATAAACACATCGCTACCGCTTAGCGTTAAAAAGCGTAAACATTATGTCAGATGAAATCCAAGCAGGAAACGCTGAACCTGCTCAAAATACAGCGATACAGTCAAACATGTCACCAGCGCAGTTCGTAACTCGCCGGTTGGGTCAAAATACCAATGACCCTTTAGTTGAAGCAAAAGAAGAAGTAGTCACTAACCAAGAGGAAGTCCAAGAGGAAGTCCAAGAGGTTTCTAGCGAAACTGAAGTTGCTGAACAAACTGAAGAACTGCAAAGTTCTGATGATGTTCTTTCACAGTTAGATTTAGATGATATGTCGGAGAGCGACCTCCGGGAATTATCGGAAAAGTTAGGTTCAAGAGCTGTAGCTCGCTTCGGTGAACTCACTGCCAAAAGAAAGGCGGCTGAGACACGATTACAAGAGCTAGAGTCCGAACTTAATCGAAAGAATCCTCTCGAAAATACTCAAGAAGTAGCCAACAACCCTTATGATTCAGTAGATTCTCTACAAGGATTACAAGAAAAGGCTCAAGAAGTAAATCAAGTAATCGAGTGGGCAGAGGAGGTATTATTCAATTCCGATGGTTATTCTGCTGACGATATAGTCACAGAAGTAGAAGGTCGTGAGCTTACAAAAGCTGATGTACGAAAGAGTTTGTTAAACGGCCGTAAGGCTAGGGACAAGTTCTTACCTGCTCAGTTAGAAAACCTAAAAAAAGTAGAACACTCAAAGCAACTCAAAACTGCCTTTGACCAAAAAGCCAAAGAAGAATTAAAATGGCTTGATGGAGAAGACAATGATATTCGTAATCGTTACGAAGCTATGGTGTCAGATACAAGGTTTTCAAAGCTAAACGAATCGGCAGACCCAGAGTTAAGGGCTCAACTTAATTACTTAATAGCACATGCTGCTAATAGTATTTATGGTAGAACACCCATTAAAGGTAACTCTTCGTCCCCTACCTTGAATCCTAGTAATCTAGGAGCAAGTGGTTCATCTATATCTGAAAAACCTGTGGGAAAGTCGGCCAAAGCACTTAAAGACCTTGGCCAACGATTTAGACAAAGTGGAAATAAAAAGGATTTTATCACTCTCAGAACCCTACAAATTAAAAATCGTTAATTATTAAAAATTATGTCATTCTCAGATACATTCTCACCTAATGCTCCTTCAAGAGTAACAGGTCAAGGGTCGGCAATTTCTAATAGAGAAGACTTGACTGATGTTTTGTCAATTCTTGCTCCAGAAGAAACTCCAATCCTTTCATCCGCTTCAAAAAGCGGTGCTAGTAGTACATTCGTAGAATGGACAGTAGACAAATTAGATGACCCAACTACAACTGGTGTCTCTGAAGGTGTTGATGTCCTAAATTTCTCCGATAAATTCGCAGGTCGTGCTCGTCTTGGTAACTATATCCAAAAGTTCCGTAAGGATTACATGGTTTCTGATTTACAAGAAGCTATTGATTCTGTTGGGCCAGCTAAAGTTGCTCAAGCAGAGGCTAAAGCAATTCGTGAGCTTAAAAGAAACATCGAAGCTGCTATTGCATCTAACAATGCTATGCAAGCTGAAAATGGTACTAACCAACCTTACCAAATGCAAGGTCTTGGTAAATGGCTTGCAACTGGTGCAACTGGTGATGTTGCTGCTGATTCAAGCATTCCATCAGATTACCAAACACCTGCAGCTAATAACCACACAACTGGAGATTTCACAGAGTCTAGCTTTAATGCTCAGATTTCATCAATCTTCCGTCAAACTGGTAATG